TCCAGAATCTGGACAGTGAATTTATTTGTATATAAATAACTTGTGATGATTGGCAACTTAGCTGATCCCTTTAGTATATTTATCGCGGTTCCTATGGAAGATAGTTATAAGAAATTATTAGATCAATACCCTTTTATCAGTTTTCTGACCTATGGCGGTAATGACTACATTGGTATCATACAGAATAGTGATGAAATTATCACAACTATCTACGACTATGCGGCTCTACGCACTCTAGCACAGAAGACTGTATTCTTAGAGCTAGCTGATCAATGGTGGTGGGAAAGCAACAGACTAGTACCTATTAACGTGTTTTTAAAGCAGGATTGGGTGGAGTTCCGAGTTTGTTTGAAAACATTCAACAGCAAAGATGTGGAAATCAAACACGGTCCTTACATCAGTCTTAAAGAAATAGCGCAGAAACGCAGTAAACGTCGTAGTATTACACTGGTTCGCAAAGTAGGTTGAAGAAATAGTCAGCGATCAATTGCATACCTTGTTCATCAGGGTGAGTTTGTTTTCCAGTTAAATCCAACATGTTAAACTCTAATAGATCCAATATATTATGATCATTTTTACAATATTGATAAAATAAATCTGATTCAACTTTTTCAATAGGTACGTGTATTTTTGGACCAGTAAAAATTATATAATCTATATCATGTTGTTTAAAAAATGCAGTTAATCCAATTATATCAGCCATAAGTCTAGTTAATTCTGCATGACTATCGTGTAATAAAAAATGATACTTATTGAACTCGTGTGCCGCATGACTAATTCCAGAAGCATCTGGACCATTGAAACTTTCAAATAAATCACCTTCTGCATATTTCCAAGGATGTTGTGTGTCTGTTTTGCCTGCAAATTCATATCTGGTCAAATGACTGAGTTGTATCATAGCAAAAATCTTTTTATTTTGATGTAATAACTTTATACAATCTCTTATAGTACAACGAATAATACGTCTATTAGAACTTCCTGGGATAGATAAAGGCATAATATCCCATCCTAGACGTTTAGCTAATATTTGAGGATATCTTTTTTCCTCTGCTAATACATTATTAGCAGTGTAACTACATCCATTAGAATACAATATCATAATAAATTTAAATTTACTACGACCAATTGAGCATAGGCGATGGCATGTGCTTTCTTGAAACTGTACTCACCATCAACCCGATCCCAAACAGTTTTAGCAATCTCTTTCCAAGACTTACCTATTAACTGTCTCTTTGCGGGTCTGATCACAGCCAAGAACATAGCCAGTCTAGGAATACTGTCCACAGGTTCTGGCATTTTAAGTAGTGTATCATAATGATTGTTGATGTGAATTAACTGCTCACATATTGATCTATCATATAACTTAGTCCAATCAGGTTCTCGCATTAGTTCTATCAGATGCTGTTCGCTCTTTACCTGCTTGTAGACGTTGACATTAAGTAAATCTAGTTTCATATATCCGCGAGACTCTGCATCTTCATAGTCTAGGCTGGCCGATGCTGAGAATGGATCTATGGGTATATCTGTAGCATAGACACCCGTGTTGTGTTTGACTAATTTACCATCACGGATAATACTAGCCGGAGTGACGTTTAACAAGTTTAATACCTGTTCACGGTCTGCGAAGTCTATGTCGATATCTGATTTAAATTTCATAGTTTTGTGATCAGATAATCAGCAAAATCTCTATGTGCTTCTTCAGTATGATGCCCAGACATACCAAATTCTTCATAATCATAAGGTATATAGCCTTTCGATATTGCAAATTTTCCAAAACTAAAGTTAAATATATTTAAAATTTTAGGATTATTTTTGATTTGATCATATAATATATTTAAAAAAGGAGCTGTAGTATCTACTTCTTTATAGCACCCCGCGACTCCTACCCAAATTAAATAGTTAATTTTATTTTTTTCTAAAAATGCAACAAACATGATCAATTGTGTACATACATTAGTGATTTCTGCTTCATCATTGTACCATTTAAACCATTCCTTGAAAAATTTAATTTGATCAGATGAGTTAAATTTATCATCCTTATCCAAACTAGTTATTTGAAAACTATTAAAGTGTCCATCATTATCAATTACTGGGATTTGAGGGCGCCAAAGTTCTGATCTAAATGCTGCCCCTAATGATATAACTGCTGTAATTTCATCTTGTTTCTGTAACTCTAACAAATCTCTAATAGATGTTCTAAAGATTCGACTATTGCAACTACCTGACTTTCCGGCATTTATGACTGTTGCATGTAAATGATCACCTAAGAAATCAGCATAGGTTTTTCCGGTACTACAGACTCCCATACTACAACTATTAGCATACAGTATCATGATTTCACATCTGCTCCGGTGGTAAAAAATCTAGTGGGGGTGTGTTTGGTGCCAACCCTATACTTTCTTGTGGCTGTTGACGTATTTGTCCAAGTTTCTCTAGTTCTTCTCTGAGTTTGATAACGTCATGGCTTATCAACATAACATCAAGTTTTAGACTAGCGATGTCTGAACGCAGCTCATCAAATAATATCTTTAATTCATCCGCGATCATAATCTCGCCTCCTGTAGAATCATCTTGATCCATTCTGTATCCGCCACATAATCTTTGAACTTCTGTTGCCAATAGTCAGGATCAATCCAAGGCAAGATCATGCCAATCTGTTCATCATTGAGTTGATCAAGAAACCCCACCCCACTCTGACAATTAAACACAATCCAAGGACTGACACGCCCATTAGCAATATGATAGCACACACGGTTTGGATTACCGTATCTAAAATAATCACTGAATCCATTTTTAAACTCTTGGTGTTCATCTGCATAGTCCTGCATCTCCTTTAGTGCTCGCTCAAGCGCATCTTGAACTGCTTCCTTGCGCATATAACCTCGTAAGTATTCTAAGTATACTCTCTCGTGTGTCCAGTGATCAAGTTTCTTGTTCTCTTTGATCACATAGTCTATAAACATCTTAGGATTAACAGCACGTATACCTACCATGTGTCGACCAAACTTAACAAAGGCTTTGTAATAAGGACTAGCAACGAAGTCAGCATATGATTTCATCTTAGCGGAACCCTGTGTCATTTCATAGAAACGTAGGTATGCTTGTAAGCCAAATTGCACGCCAGTTTCTCGTTCTTGCTGCCAACGTCGTTTTTCTTCGCAAAGATGTGCCGTAAGAGTTGATTCCTTACGGAACTCTTTACTACAATATCGGCACTTATAGCTCGGCTTTAATTGATTTGTCATCAAGTCCGAGACTGCGTGCCAGGTCTGCGAGTGCTCTCTTGTCATTGATTTTTGCTAGTAATTCTATTTCGTCTGTTTTTAAATTTGGATATAACTTGGCCAAGAATTTCTGGCTTTTGTTATCGCCCTCTTTCTTTTTACCTTTTAACCAATAATGGAATTGGTTTCCCATCTGTGGACTTACTGTGGTACAAGCTAACCACTGTAGTTTAGGGTGTCGTCCTAGTTCAAAGAAATGTTTGTTAACACGCTCATTTGTCGCTATTAGATAATAGGCCTGCATTTCTGCATTGCCTGATACGTTAGCACCATACTTGAGCATGAGATAAGTTGAAAAACTCTTACGTTGTTCATCTGTAAACTTATCATAATACGCACGATCCTTGCGATCAAATGCAGCCATTTCGTTACCAATGTATAAGGGATCCGGATTACTCATTTACGTCTTACTAAATTGATTAATTGATTCATACCTTGTTGAAGATCTCTGTAGTTGCTTTTTAGCGTTTCGATCTCTTCTGCCTGTCTGCGCACACGATCTTCTAAATTAGCAAAAGCTGCCTGGCCTTCACGTATAGTCTTATCGTGACTCATTAAGTTTGGGCGAGGTGGCGCATTTGGATCTATAGCACGTTTCTTTTTTTGTTTAAATTGGGCTGGGTTAAATGCCATCGTTATTTTCCTCCGAGAGCTTATATATAATTATACATTTTTCCACAGCTTCTGTCAATGCTGGATTTGAATTTCTTTTTGGATATATTTCATTCCACAAGCGTTGTTCTATTCTTTCTTTTGCCTGCCAGCTTTGCCCAATCATTATTCGTTCTGTGGTGCCTTCTAAGCGGGCGTAGGTAGTTAATCCGCCATCAGGACTTTCGTATATATAGGTTCCGCCAGGTACTAGATTGCCCATTTCACCATATCTTTCCGTAATCCACGACTTCGCTTTGTCGTGATATATCTTTAACAAAATAAGCACACAGTGGATGTTCACCATCTGTGATAGGCACCGCTAACATCTGCCCTGGGCGCAGTTTTGGAAAATACCATTTGACATCTTGATAGATATCTACGATCTCGATTGGGTGAAACTCTGGTTTGAAACTATCTAGGGGATTAAAACAGAACACACTGAATCCACGATCGTTGATACTGGTTAGGGGGATAACTTCTAGATCACCAAAGTCTGGCTCACCTATAAGTATCTGCCAATCCACAGGCATCTTGACCAAATTGCCGCCAATGTTTAACACTAATGCAGGACTATTAAAACTTTCTAAAAAGATAAGTGGAATAAAGAAGTAGTCGGGATTCTTTGGATCGCTGTTGTCTAATATAGCAAAACGCAGATCCTCAACTTCATCTGGAATCTCATTCATCTCATACGCTTGATTTTCTAATGTTAATATGTACATAAATTACTGCCAATCAGTCTTTTCGACAACGAATGGGTAGTTAGCCTCCTTGTAAAATTGCTTTCTTTTTGTTAAGTGCCGCTTGGCAAACTTACATGTTGATGTTATGTCCCAGATTTGGACGAAGTCTTTGTCTTCCGCTTTGCGAATGCCACGCCCGATACTTTGGATGACCCTAACAAAGCTC